AGTCGGACATCCTTCGGTGAAATCTTCCCGCTCTCGCGGTGCGGTTCGACCTCTTTCAGATCGATGCCGAGATCGGCTGCAACACGCCGCGCTTCATCTGATGCCCTGACGTCCGGTGGTAATTCGGGTATTTCGGCAACGGATGACGCAGACTCAAGCGGAGGCCATCTCAATTTGCTGCCTTTGATCAAGATGACGGTAACGTGATCTGCGTAAACGCCCGATGCAAGTACCTCATCCGCCTTGACGCCCAAACCTTCGAGCGCCGCCTCAAGCGTAAGCTCAGGCATTCTTGGCCCCAAGCAGGCACGTCATCACGATGCCGATGCGGGTGTCGGCTGCGGCGCTGTTAGCATCGAACGAAATCACGCTGCCGGCTGCTACCGCGACCGGAGCCTGTGCGCCGCCAAAGTGCGTCGATTTCCATGTGCCGGGCGTGGCCTTCGTCGCGCAGGCGATGGCTGCGATAGCCGCCGAACCGTCATCATTGATGTCTACGGTCAGATCGGCATCGTCAGCCGATGGCGAAACGGTCACCGCCACGATGGTAAACGGGAAATCGAATGTGAAATAGCGGAATAGCGCGCCAAGCGTTACGCCGACCTCGCCCTCAACGAATGAGATAGTGAACAAGTCTCCCATGTTTTCTCTCCTTAGTTGGCGCTAACTGGGCCGACCTGCACCCATTTCGTCGCCACGCAGACAAGCGGCACGGTGTCGTATTGAGTGAGAACCAGTGCGCCAGTCAGGATGAAATTGTCAGCATCCGCGAGATTAATAGTTTGAGCTTCCTGATTGTAGAGCACAAGTTGCGTACCGTTCGTCACACAAGCCGCGATAGTCGGGGTCACTTCGGCTGCTGGCGTGAGAACGATTAGACTGTTTGTCGGCGTGATGGGTGCGCCGTCAGTTGGCGTGATGCTCTGCGAGGCATGAATCACGAATGCGCTCGCGGTCAGGTTACCTACTACACTACCCGTGCTGGTAACCGTCAGCGTGCCGGAGATAACCGTGTTACCCGTCGTGTTCGCCACGCTGAAGGCGCTGGTATCCATCGTCAGGCCACCGTTTAGCGCCGTTGCGCCCGCGACATTCGCCGTCCCGGTCGCGGTGATATTGCGCCCGGAGAGGTCGTTGCTACCGACTGATACGCCGCCTGTCCAGCCGGACGATGTGAAATCGCCGACCTTCGATCCGCCAGCGGACACGCCGATATCATTTGCGCCAACGCGGTAAAAGCCGACATCGGTATCACTGGTAAATCCGAATGCCGGCTCCGATACGCTGCCATCACCGACCTGCAACGTATCGAAGTTGGTCACTCCCTGCGGCGAGACAATCAATACTGCGCCACCGATATTCAGCGCGAGATAGAGCGAAAGCAATGCGCCAAATGCCGCTGCGAAACTGATACCGATTGCAGTCCAACCCCTGAGCGTGAAATCCTTCATCGTCGCTCCTATCCGGCCACGTTGGATTTGTGTAGTGAGCGCCAATCTGCCACGGGCGCGACGCGATAGGTGCTGCTGAACTCGAACCCGAATTGGCGAACCTTGTAGCGGATCGCATCGTTCGATAGCAACGCGCCGGTCTTCTCATCAGACGCCTCGAACAATTCCGGCGTCCGCTTGCCACGCAGCCAGATGAGTTTGATCGGGCTGACGCCGCCCGGCTTGGCGACGAGTGCCCAATCGGTCACGTCCGTCCAAACTGGCACTTCCAGAACCTTGATCTTGTTGTAGTACGGGTTGGGGTCGTTGTTGGCCGATCCAGGGATTTTGTCTGCGCCGACGATGCGCTCAGCAGCTTCGGTCAGATCGACCGGCACAAGCAGATGTGTCGGCATGTTCCCCTCCTTGCCGAGCCGACGTCCCGCACCAAGTGGTTGATCGGTCTGCTTCTTCATGGCGACCACGGCGGAATTGAGGGCCGCGTAAACCAACGCCGTCGTGAGCAGGTTCGCGTGTCCGCCCGCTGAGGTTGCCGCTGTGGCGTTGAACAACGCGCCGCCATCTGAGAGCACCGGGCCGGCTGCTGAGTTCGTGGTGAATACCTGCGCCACGCGGTCGGCGACGGTGTTGTGCCAGGCTTTGCTGAGGCGGTCGGGCAGCGTATTGAGCTTGTTGATCTTGTCGCGCAGGAAAGTTTCGAGCGTGACTTCGATATAATTGCCCCTTTTGACTGGGGCCGCCGTCTCTTCCTCGTCTTCCCAATCGAGTTCGGTGTAAGGGTCACCTTCGGGCACGATCGAGAGGGTCGTTGTGCCAAACAGCCGGACGAGGGTCGCGCTGTCGTAGGTGTCAACGTCCAGTTCCTCTACGATGTCGCCCCACCACTGCTCTTGCACCGCATAGTCAGCGGCCAACATGACGTTAACCGCGTTCTTGACGATGCTCGTCAGCGTTCCGGTGTTGAGGTTCGCTTCCAGCGCCCGCGCGCCAAATCGGCCTTCGCCAAAGAAGTCGGCCTGATTGCGGTCGCCGCCGCCGGTCAAATCCCAATACCATTCGTCCAAGCCGGAGTATAGCGGGATGGACGCCATCGATCCGCCACCCGATTTCCAGCCTTCGACCGCGCGTGCGGATAGGCCGAATGACGGATCGGCGGTGGCTTCCTGCGCGGTGCCGATAATGGGCGCGCCGTCTTTCCATTTCATCTCAAACGCCTTGGCGAACTTGCGCAGGCCATTTGGCCCCCACACGCGGCGCACGAAACCCAGGACGAATTGATCGGTTTCGTTCACGCCGACCTTGACCCGTGGGCGCGCGCCGCCGTGTCCGGTCACATGGCCCAGGTCGGCATCGGCCAGGAATGCCGCGCGGTGCTTCTCGATGGTCGCCTTGATAATGTTGGCCTCGACTGCACGGCCCTCGAACTGCTCGCGGATGAGTTCGCGGATCGGTTTCGATAAGCCCGATTCGGTCAGCGCCGCTTCGAGTGCCTGTTGCGACTGGCTGACGCGCGCGGCCTGCAAGATGCGCTCGGCAGTGGCATTCGCCTCGGCGATCTTGCGGTCGGCTTCCTGAAGGCGCTTGTCCACATCGGCCAGATTCGGCGCGCTCGCTGTAGTCGGCGCCGGCTTCGCGCTGGCGGCCTTGACCACAGTCTCAATCGTGCGCAGTGCGTACTTTGCCGCCGTGACATTGGCCTCAGTCGCCTGCTGTACCGCTTCAGGCGTCACCGCTTCGGCGGGTGGTGCAGCACCCAAACCGGCTTTGATCTGTTCGAGCTGCGCCTTAAGGCCGGCCTTCGCCTCGTCCGGCAACATACTCGCCTCGACTGCGGCCATGAGTTGCTCGATTTGCTGCATCATTTCGTCCATGTTCGCCTCCCGTGCGTGTGGCACGTGTTGTAGAGATTCCAGCGCACGCACAAAACGACCGCCGGCGGCTGGATCGCCCACTGCGTCAACAGAAATGACGCGGGTGATTTTGTTTACAAGTTCAAAGACCGATTCACCGATACGCTTGCGAACGAAATCGCGCAGCACATCGATGCTGAGACCGATCGTTTTGAGAACGCCGCCCTCTTGTGCCCGAACGAGCTTGCGCGCGAAGGCATCGTCAACCGTTTTGAATGTCGCTCTCATGCTCTGCGTGGCACGATCCCAACGCACACCAACAAGTGAGCCGAGCCAGTCGCGGCCCGGCGGTCGCATCCCTCCGCGCGCCTGAAATTCTGTGTCAGTCAGATGGTCATCGTAAACCTTCGCACCCTCGAACATTGAAGTAGCAGCTTCAAGTGCGGAGATAGACCATAGGCGGCTGTTCTTGGATCGGATGTACTGCACGCCTTCGATGGTCTGTACATCGCCTTGCGTTTCGGGGCCGATAATGACAACTTCCCAGGAGCGGCCTGTTTTGTCCAGCGGGGATTCGAGATGAATGTCGGAGAGGGTGACGCGTTGTGCGGTAAATGTTTCCATGACAGGCGCTGTACTATTTGCCAGCGGCAGAATGGAGATATTGTGCTTCTCCATCGCCGACTTGAGGTCGAGACCTTCGACGATCGACGAATAGCAAATAGCGATGGCACGCTCTTTCTCATAGCCTTGTTCGGCCATGACCTTCTCGACGCAGGAATCCATCGCGGCTATTTTGTCGGCGGGTATGTTCGTGTATGGCATAGGCAAATAAAAAGGGCGACCGGTCTTTCGACCAATCGCCCTCTGATCTAAATCTTCGACCCCAAGGGACTTTCTTATTCGGTTAGTGCACTTATCCTACAACTTTTCTCGCCGGTTGTCAAGATGTTGGTTTTGGGTTGGTTTTTGCCGCCATTTAGCTATCGCGGATTCCATCGCGCGAACAGCAACCTCAGCCCGTTCCGGTGGCATATTCGCAATTACACGCGCATAGCTGATGACCAGGCGCGCCACGTGTGGCGGGATGTCGCGCGGGAAGACAGGCTTTACGCTCATGCGCGCCGCTCGATCTCGGCCTCGACTTTCGCCGTCGTGCGTGGCACGAAATCGCCGTAACCCTCTCGCCAGGCGATGTGTCGGCAACGGCAATTGATCGTATTTGCCGGACTGCCGCGTGGATCACGCGGATACATGAGCTTCTCTCGCGGTGCACCCAATGTCGGCGCAACCTCGAAGTATTCACTGATCTTCACGCGCTGCCCGTGCGCTTTGAGGTGGCCGCTGCGCGTGCGATGATCACCCGTGGCGATCCATCCTTTCTCGATGTCCGGCGCAGTCTCAGCCACCTGGATCATGCGTGCTTGTGTGCTGATTGAGTAGACGCGCCCGACCTCGGTGCGAAAGATCGCTTCAGCGCGCGCTGAGATACCTGTGAGTTCGCTGAGCTTGTCCTTCGCGCCGACGATGTCCGAGATGCGCTTCTGTGCCTCGAACGGTGACATCAGACCGAGCATGGATTGCGTGAGTGTGCCGTTAATCGTCACGCGTACATCCTCGCTAATTTTCGTAATGAGATCGGCGCTGAATCCCTGGAGCGTGGCGATTACAAGCGGATTTAAGCGTGCTGGGTCCAAGCGCAGCCCCGACACCCGCAAGGGTTCATCGACTGACTGCGTGCCGAGGCGATAGGCCGATGTTTGGATCTCCGAGAACGCATCGGTATACTGCCATCGAAACCGCTCCACGATGTCATTGACCTGGCGCTGTAAGTTCTCCAGATTTGACAAGCGCCAACCCTCAGCCGTCAAGACGCGCTGGTTAATCTCGCGCAGAGCGTCTTGCAGCAGCCGGATCGCGCGCCGCACTGCCTCATCCTCTAAGCGGTTAGTTTGCCGCGCGAGATCGTCCAACGTCTTGATGTAGTCTGTTTTGCTTCCGTGTTTCGGTTCATCCGCCATTCGTCAATCCCACAGCGGTTGAGACGCAACAGCGCCAGCCATATCATTGTGAGTTGGCCGAAGCCGATCGTCACAATGAACGGCGCGTACCACATCCAGAACAGCGCGCGCCGACGAAATAGAACGACCAGGAGAACGAGCGAGATCAGGAGCACACCGAACACAAGGACGGGATAAGGCAGCGCAGACAGCGCCGACCATATCCAGGCGAACGGCAGAGGATATAGGCCGATGTACTCGCCGCGTTGCATAGCCTGCCCCCATCGGATGAACATATCGAGATCAAGCAAATCTAAATCTCCCCATCCTGTTTCGGCTCTTGTCGTGCGCCCTGATTCATCATTGCCAGCAATGCGGATAGATCGGCACCGGGTTTCTGTCCGTTGCCGCTTAACGCGCCCATGCCACCAACTTTATCCAACGCATCCGCCAATCCCGACGTATCCGGCGCAGCTTGCAACGCCTCGACGACTTTATCGATGTCGATCTCGACGCCGAGCAGTTCAGCTGCGCGCGCCTCAAGTTCGACTGCCGTCTGAAGCGGTAGCAGTTTCATCGAATATAGCGTCGTAATAGCCGTCGCCACTGCTGAGAATACAGTCGCCGCCGCCGCCGTGTCTCTCGGAGAAATCTCCGGCATCTGTACGTCGAAACAATCGCGGGCCAGAATACGAATCGGCAGTCCGAGCTTATCGAGCTTGGGTTCGCCGTTCTCGTCTATCGCTTCGACATATTCCGGGATACGCTTCGCCTCGACTGCACAATCGATCTGATATTGCAGAATGCGAATGAGCATCCTGCGTATTACGCCTTGCCGTGTCTCGAATCCGCGGTAAGTCGGCGATCCTTGCGCGGTTGCCGTGGCGAGATTCGCATCGCCACCACTGCCGAGCATATAGACCGGAAGGCGCGCGCCACCAGCGAGGAAGTTCAGGATTGTATCGTACAGTGATTGCCAATCGGCGGCTTTCAAATCGGGGTTGCGCTCGGTCAGAATGACGGATTCATTATGCCCAAATACACGCCCTGCCTGGCCACTGGACAAACGAAATTCTTTTACCTGTTTATCAATTTCTTTGACATCAGAACTGTTGACTTGCAAATCCCAAACAACATCTTTCAGAAGTGCAGAATGTTCGAGAATGTCGAAGAAAAGTTGGTCAGTGCGATCTAGCCAGTCAATCAGTGCCAATCCATCAGGCCGACCTCTCATGCCGATGCTCGTCTTATTCACCTGCACAATGAAGCATTGTCCGTCGTATGGCACGCCTTCGACTTCAGCGCCGATGTGATCCTGATACATCATGCCGCCGTGCGCTTCACTCACGCGCCAGGCGCGACCGTAGCAGGTTTCGGTCGCGCGAACATTCTCCCATCCTGAACTGAATCTGTCTGTCTGCTGATTGGCCTCAGTCACACGCCAGCGCCGATGCGAACGCATAATCACGTCGCCTGCTTCGTGACCGCGATTGACTGCGAAGGCCATCGATTTCACGCCATGCAAGCGACCCGTCTCGGGGTCAATGCAGATGACCTTGAGCAAACGCCCGCGCTGCTGCGGTTCATTCGTCACCGCCTTCAATCGAACCGCTACAATCTCCTCACGGTTATCGGCATCCGTCACGATCTGGTCAATCTCGGCCGGATCGATTGCGCCGAGCTTGACTGCACCATCACCGATAACGCCATCCCAACGCACGAATGCCTCGATGAACAACTCGCCATACAGGCCCAGGTCGCGCACACGCTGCGCGCCTTTGCCCTCCCAGTCGTTCGTATCGTCGTACCAATGTGCATCGAGGATAGTCTGCACGTCCTCGTTCTCTGCGGTGATGACCGGGCCATCACCCCACACGTAATCAGTACGCGTGTTCGCTATGGCATATGCAAGTGGGTTCGTCGCGTACTGCCGATAGCTGCGCTCAATCGCGGCTTCCTGGCTCGTTGCCGTCTCGTCACGGATCGTGATCCGGCTGCGATAGCCTCTGCGCTGGTAGGTGAGGCTGCCCGCCGTCGCCGGCGGCTCGTCCTCGCCATCGTTCATGCCTGACCAGTACGCAGCCTTGACGCGCTTCTCTGCATCAATGCGCATGGCATCCATCTCGCGGCGTAGGGCTTTGACGGTGCGATTGAAATGCGAACGGGATACGACGGCGTTCGACGTGCTCATAGCCCGATTGCCTCTCTGCCCCATTGTTCGTCGATGCTATTCCAATATGCCATAGTGATTTTGTCTCGAATGAATTCCGCGAAATCAAAGGGCAAACCAGTTATAGCATCAACGATTATCGCTCTTGGGATGCGAGAAATCTCCAAACCTTCAGACGACATTGACAATGAGGTGACGGTGCGATTGAGATAGGCGCGGGTGACGGTCGAGGGTTTACGTTGCGGTGTCATTTCTCACTTCTACTTTTGTCCGCGCTTCAGACATTCGATAATTGATATATTGATCGATCTGGGCTTTCAGGACATTCTCAAAAAATATGCGCGCTGATTCCTCAGCAAATCCCTCGAACCGCAGGAAACCAGTAGACCAATCGAGAGTACCTACCTCCTTCGATCCATCGGCAACAAATGTCAATTGACAAGTCTGTCTGTAAAGGATTGTTGGATTAGAGTTTATAAGCATTTCTCTATCCTCTTTGCCATCCACTGCGCGGCTTGGGCGCATGAATCTGGCGAGCCTCGGTGTTCGTGCCTGATGCCGGCGCCGGATAGCGCGCGAGCTTGTTAAACGCTCGTGCCGCCGATTCGATCTGGTCATCGTGCTTGCCCGATGGGAAATCACATGCTTCAGAGATGAAAGCCGATGACCAGGCGGCGCGCTTCACGCGCACGTTCCCCGCCTCAGCCTGTGATGCCAACGGATCACATGCCGTCTCTTTGCTGCCTGTCGTCGGCTCGGTGTAGACCGAGAAGCCGGCTAGGAGCTTGACGAAAGCGGCGGCGGCATCTTTGCCGCTTGCGCCCGGTTCCTGTTCGCCCCAATACGTGATCGGCCCATAGGTTTCGGTGTCTTTCTCAGTCGTGCGTCGAATGACGGCATCCCGTTCGCCAGCGGCCCATTGCCCGCGAACAACATCCTCGATATACGTGATGCCGCCTGCGTACGCAACAAGCAC